TATGATGCAACGAACCGATTGGAGGTGGAGCCATCCTGATAAAACAAGATCATTTCCACAAGATGTTTTTAACAAAACCATACGCGAGTACCATGACCTCATGAAATACGAAAACACCGAGGCCAATGACCGCGCCATCCACCCCGATTGGGAAGACCATTTTGTACTCGGCATGATGTTTGCCTGTTTTCTACGACCCTATATTCATTGATTTATTTCATAATTTAAGAGAAAGGAATTTTAATAGGAAAGAGTACTCCAGTAGCTTAGAAGGTAGAGCATTGGTCTTATGAGCCAAAGGTCGAGAGTTCAATCCTCTCTTGGAGTATATCCTATAAAAATTTTATAAAATTTTTATTTTAGTGTCACGAATGTAGGATAACACATGTTTCTACATTCTTGGTATCGTTTAAGACATCCACGTCGAACCGTCAATAAAAACAAGCACAGAAAAAACAAGGATAAGAAGCTTAACCAATCAGAATCATCATCAAGTTTTTTAATGTGGTGGAATTGGATATGGGGAATTAAAAGATCATGACTGATCATGACTGATCATGCCGTTTAACGGTTAAAAAAATGATTATTCACGATTCATAATACCTTTTGATTATATTAGTCAATATTTGTTGAGCCTTTATATTGATCCAATCAACAAGAATCAATGTTCTTTCTAACCTATATATATTTTTTATCTTCATTATCCCATTATGCCATGATCCATCAGATTTAAAATCAAAATCCAAACATGTCGTCTTTTCTTCACATGGAAAACGGGCGCGAGGAGGAGAGCGTTCGTGTGATCGGCCATGGTGTGGCGCTTGTCAAGGCTGATTGTCGGACGAGGTCTCGTTTGAGCACAACCCAGAAGGAGAGACGGATTTACAATACGACGACACCCTTGGATCGTCAGCTTTCTCGCGTCCGAAATATTTCGACGCTTTGTTTGTTTTCTGCCAAGAAATCAAACCCGCCCCTCTTGGAATCCAAGGGATTTATGTTTCATGGTACCCTCCCTCTCATTGAAAACGTGCACACCACTTCCTCCGTCAACGAGTCCGTCGAGTACGTTCACATCTACAGCAAGACCAAACGCGTCGAGTTTGCCAAGCAGTTCCTTGAACGATGGAGGACGCGTCTGGACGCCGTGGAACACGCCCCTCATCAACTTCACCAAGGCCATCCTCTCCTCGACCGACTGGAACACGACGCCGTCCTCACCCATCGAGCCTTGACCAACCACCAGGCCACCATCGTTGCCGATTTTCGCGAACGATTGGTTCATCATGATGTCTCTGTACCCACCACCCCTTTCTACATCAACGCGGGATGTTCCCGTCAGTTTGCCCTGTTTGTCGGTCCAGCCACAAACGGTGTGTCAAGAAAAATCAACGGAAAACTTGGCGCGATGGCATGCCCCATCGTATCCTCCGGAGATCGCGCGTACAAACTCAGCGCCGCTGGATGTTTTGCACTACGAGGCATCGATATCCCGACGGACTGTCTTCATCGCGGAAAGACGACGGTGATGAAGAACGTGGCTCGACACACTGTTCATCCAGAGTTTCTGGAGATGGCGCAGCAACTCGTTCGTGTCTGATTTTTTTAAAATAGAGATAGATCCAATGCAAAAAAACGAATTTAATGATGTGAAATGTACAACACTAAAAATATGTCTATTCAAAGTGGTCCTTTCACATATATTGGCGAAGGAACGTTGGTGAAAGTCTGGTATGAAAAAGAAAGTATCGTCCGTATTGGCGCGTTTTGTTCCATTGGGTCGAATATTTTGTTTTATGTCGATGGAAATCATCGTACGGATCATGCCTCTTCGTTTCCATTCTATGAACTTGGATATAACAATGATCCCGATAATATGAATCGCTGTAGCAAAGGAGCACCAGTGATTGGAAATGATGTATGGATTGGTGATCATGTGGCGATCATGACAGGTGTGACCATTGGAGATGGGGTGGTCATCGCCGCACATTCGGTGGTTTCGAAATCAGTTCCTCCGTATGCCATTGTTGCAGGGAATCCAGCACGAATAAAACGTTACCGATTCCCAGAAGACATCATTCAACGGTTTCTCACCGTCCGATGGTGGGACCTTCCAGAAAATTTTATCAAAGAAGAATTGATCATGGTTCAACACAACCCAAGCGCCTTTCTGGAACGTGTCGAAGCGTTTCGAAAACAAGAAGAAAAAAATTTATAATCATGTTGTTGTATTTGTTTAATTATTTTTTTCCGAGAAACAAATAAAATGGAAATAATAACGACAAAAACGGTCGTTCGGTTTCATGTACACGATCGCGATGCCATTTTGGATGCACAAGAATGTTTTTCCGAGGATGGATCTCAAATTCGGTACAAACCTCTCCTTTCGTTTATTCAGGAAACTATGATCCCACGTTTATGTTCGGAAATGAATTGGTCCACATGTATCTGGAGTAAACTTCGAATTAGTGATAACAATAATAGTACGGATGCCAGTGCGTTTCATCGAGATCTTATTTCGTATGACGACAACGAAAGGAAGGCCCCGATTTATACGTGTCTTTGTTACCTGGACGAGGGAACCATGGAATTCATCCACGATTCGTACCAAGAGTATGAAACTTCAAACTTCCTCACAAGTTGGAATCAAAAAAAACAACAGATCCACTTTTCACCCGGTGATATTGTGGTTTTCCGATCCAGTACATTGCACCGAGGAGTCTTTCGGAACAAGGGGCAAAAACATAGGCGACTGATTCAGTTATTTGAATGTTTTGGAAGTCAGCCAGACTTTCAATTGTACTTTCCCAAGATTCTCTTTGTTCCTGCTCGGTCGAATCATGGGCAACAAATCAAATCCCTGACGTCTTCTCAAACCCTATTCTTTCCCATGGTGAATTTCATTGCCTATATGAACGCCTTATCCGGGTACAACCAGAAACATGTGAAAAACTGGCTTTGTGTGTATTACCCCGATTGTTCTTTTATTTCATCCGATGCCGAACAACAACAATGGGATTTCAACTGGGAAAATGAAATCCAACCCACCAATCTCTACATTTATTCTTTCCCCTATATTGGCGCCCGATGTACCAACCATCATGTCTTTTTGAATGAAGAACACCACAAACCCTTGAAACGGCTACAATATGTATATCCCCTCGTTTACTACACTTTCGGAGTTCTCCTTTGTTTTCTTTTCGTTGTCTGTTGTGGATGGTTTGTGATAATGAAACTGTTGAAAAAACTAAAAAAATTAAAACATAAGAATAAGGGGATTTAAATAATTAAATAAATCAATGGCCATGTGTAAGTGTTGTATCAAGTATGGAGGTAGCGGAAGAATAAACACACCCTATAAAAAACATTTATGGAATTGCGAGATCAATGAGTACGATGATTATTCCATCGATTGGAAACAAGCCATTCATTCCGTAAAAATAATCGAGAGTTTCTATATCAGGTATATCAGATTTAAAAAGTTGAACAAATAAATGAAAATAAAATGTCGTTGGATAACTTGAATAATAACCTATCGAATCCATCGAATCTATACAACTCTTATGAGATTCAGGTGATTATCGAGATTCCCTATCATTCCAATGTGAAATACGAGATCGACAACAACGGTCAGGTGCATGTGGATCGGATCCTGTCCACCAGCATGGTGTATCCCGGAAACTATGGCTATATTCCCGGAACCCGTGCCGGTGATGGAGATCCTGTGGATGTGTTGATTATGAACCACGTTCCCTTTGTCCCCGGGTCGTCTGTGATGTGCCGTGTGATCGGCGTGCTGGACACGGAGGATGAGAAAGGCATGGACGAAAAGATCATTGCGGTGCCCATCGATCGTATTGATCGACGATACTCGCATCGGGTCAATATCCTGGATATTGCCGAGACTGAAAGGAATATGGTTCGACATTTTTTTGAAAATTATAAACAATTGGAAACGGGGAAATATGTGAATGTGATGGGATACCGGGACCGTGATGCGGCGATGGGAATTATTTCCCAAAGTCACGTCGTGTCGTCGTCCTTGTCTTAGTAGGACGCAATTGACTTGGATCGTGAGCAAAAGTACAATTTTGTCCATTGTTACAACTATCATATAAATGGTACTTGCACAAGGAAGTTTTGTAAAGTGGATGTTTGGTGGTGATAATAGAAGGAGATGACGCCGACGACGCCGACGATTTGGATTTGTGATGATGATGTTCTGGTGGAACAACGTATGTACCTCGAGTAGTAACTCGAGTTTGTCGTGGTTTGGAAGACGACGACGACGATTGTGATGGTAATTTAGGATTAAATTTTTGAATTTGTTGATCCGTGATTATCTGCATGCTCGGGAGTTTCACGGTTTCTAAAAATTTCTGGCACTGTTTATAAGAAACACCAGCAGCTAACATACTTTTCACCATATCTCTTAGAAATGTTAAACCCTGTTTGTCTAACTTCTCCTTGGATGTTTTCATGATTATTTTATATTTTATATTTTATATTTTATATATATACCCGAATAAAATATATAAAAAAAAAAGTTGAATATTTTTCATTAAACACCCCCGACGGCAGGGGAGAGAGGGCTATGCGTGGCGCCGCACACTGTGCGTTGCGCCGCACACCGCGCTGATCCGATGGGCCGGTGGGGGGGAGAGAAGGGCTCTCGTGAGAGAGCACCGATCGACTGTTGCCAGGGTTTCCTGGTGAACATCCGATCACACCCGATTACATTCCACCACCACCAGTAAAACCCTGGACACAGTCAGTCGGTGCTCTCTCACGAGAGCCCTCCGTCCCCCAGCCATCCGATCAGCGCGGTGTGCGGCGCAACGCACAGCCCTCCTTCCCCCCGCCATCCGATCAGCGCGGTGTGCGGCGCAACGCACAGCCCTCCTTCCCCCCGCCGGCCCCCTGCCGATCAAGCGCGGTGTGCGGCGCAACGCACAGAACGCACCACGAATATAAATTGGTTCGCATAATCCAGGTAACGCTGGATATCGGAGGAAGGACTCTTGTCATGGATCGCCATGTGGGCGACATTGAGTTCAAGCACAAGTGCACGTGGTGGATTCGTACCATTGCCACACTCATACATCATATCCCATCCTATACTCAATACCCCAGGATATTTATCTTTATGAAAGTCGGCGACACGTGATGATAAAATGTCTACTTCGGGGGGTATTGGATCAAATGTGACCGTTGTTCCTTGGGAAACATTGAAAGTAATGGAATCATTGTGATTGGAAAAGCTTGATATTTGCATGGTACAAAACACCGTACCGTCGTACATTGTCACGACTCGGTAATGTCTTGGTTTGTTCAGGTTGGTACAATCTTGGAGAAATTCTTGAACCAACATGTTGGGTTTCGATTTCAGAACGTCTTTCCCCTTGATGGTTTTCACATCATTTCCAAGACATCCAAAACGCGGTTTGATAATGTACGTCGCATCGTCTATGAGGGGTTGTTGTTGATCATGATCATGGTTCATGGTCCATTTTCCGTTGGCATCCGAAAACGCGTAAAGATCCGGGGTTGGAATATTTTCTTTAATAAACACATTATGCATGTAAAGTTTATCTTCGGTCTGATGGATGGTCTGAGGATCCAAGCCGTACGCATTATACAAGGCGCCTTCTGTAAATTTGGCAAACGCATACCGATCGACAAGGATCCAAAAGGGTAGAATAAACAATGCCACCAAGAAATAATACAAACGTTGAATCCATGTAGAGCACGAGGTTGTTTCACGGAGGAAACGAGGAAGAGATTTGAGAACAAGACGGTCCAATTTGGATAAACAACAATAAGAAAGGAATAACACGATTCCATAAAACACAAGGAGTCGTATTATTATGACTATTATGTTGATGAGGGTGGTTCGATTCATCACGATTTTCAAAAATTATATAATATTTAAATCTCTTTATTATTATCTTGGATGGTAATAAAAAAAATTTTTCATGATTCGAGTTGGAACCGATTGTTCGGGCATCGAGGCTCCCATCATGGCCTTGCAAACGTTAAAGGTGCCTCACGATCATCTTTTTAGCAGCGAGGTGGATGCGGATTGCTGCACCGTCATCAAAAAGAATTACAAACCCAAAAAAATCTATCACGACATGCTGAAACGTGATCATCGAAAACTCCCCTTGTTGGATGTCTACATTGCAGGATTTCCGTGCCAGGCGTTCAGCGGTCTTCGGAACGATGCCAAGGGATTCCAGGATCCCCGTGGAACCATTTTTTTCGAGTGTCTGAAAACCATCGCGGCGACCAAACCTAAAATTTTCGTTTTTGAGAATGTCCGTGGTCTTGTCTCGCATGACGGTGGGAACACCTTTCGAACCATCCTTCATTCTCTTGCACAACTAAAAAAATATAATATATATCACAAGATGCTCAACACCCGGGATTACGGTGTTCCCCAGAACCGGCCACGCATCTATATTGTGGGAATTCTGAAGAAATTGGATCCGCAACACAAATTTTCGTTTCCTGCACCCATTCCTCTCCGTAAAACCGTCTCCGACGTGATGCGCAAATCGGGACGCTTGCCCGAAGATACCCCGAAATTAACGCCCAATATGGTCGCCGTGATACGGAACCGCCTTGAACGTCAGCGTCCACATGGACAGGAGGAACGGAATGAACAAGCCAACTATATTATTAATGTAGGTGCATCGGTGGATGGTTTTGGGAGCGCCATGAAAGAAGTGTGTCCGTGTCTCATGGCCAACGCGCACCGTTACTACTCGACCCGATTCAAACGGTTTCTTACCGGACGCGAGTACCTTCGCCTCCAAGATTTTCCGGAATCCTTCAAAACTCACGAAAATGACCGGGTGACGAAAAAACAGGCTGGAAATTCCATGTCCGTTAACGTCCTTCGGGCCCTTTTTTTGCGACTGGTTCCTTTTTTGTCTTCTTCACCGTAACCTTGTATTTTTCCCCTAATCGATACGTACCGTCGCTACGTGGAATCAGTCCCATGGATTTCAAACTGGAGGTGTACGTGAATCCAATTTTTTGGCCTTGATGAAACGCCTTCAAGGTTTGTTTTACTTTTTCGATGGACGGAAAAGGACTTTTTTCTACATTGGCGGCCAGGATGGGAAACTTTTTGGACAAACTCATGTTGTTTTTTTTTTAAATAAAACTCGAAAAAAAAAATAATCATTATGGATTTTTATATTTATATTTTTATATTTTTATACAAACGAATTCATCTTTTTCGTCCAGTAGGATAATGTCAGTTTCTCCATGGAGAATGGTTGATGACGGAACCGTTCAAGGGTATCTGCGAGCAGGGATTCGGAAATATCAGACCACGAACGAACACACAAGACTGGAAGATCGTCATACAAAGAGTCTATGGGCGACATTTTGACGATCGGGATGCAACCCAAAACAAGTGCTTCCCATGTTCGATTACAATCGCGACCGTTACCCCTCGGGGACAACACAAACGCATATTCGATCTGACGTTCCAAACTAACCTGCCTCGTGACTTTTTCTTTTTCGTAAAACACAAGTTCCGGTGGGATCTGATTCATGGCATCCGATCGATCCGTATTGCTCGAGTACAAGGTAAAATGAAAATTGCTATAACAGAGGGGTTTACGTCTCCAAAAAGGCAATGATTTGGACACGGTTTGAACCAGTAACGATTCTTGTTCCACCGGAGACAATGGGGGTCCGATAAAGTGAGTCTTGTGTTGATTGGAAAGTGTGTGATAATCGAGTCCAATGGGCAGGCGGGACAGTTTGTCATGATCTACGATGCAGTTCTGAGAGAACCAGTGAACGAGATTTTCCGTTTCCATAAACGTAATGAATTCCTCGCGTGTTTTGAAAAGTTCGGTCGGACACGTCCAGTCGCAATCCCCCGACACCAACACAAATCGGTACGTGATCCTCTTTTTTTTGATATACTCTTGAATAAACTCGTGCATCGCGGGGCTGTTGCACACATACACGGTCATGACTTTATCATACGCTCCATCCAATTTGCTGTTATAGATGGATAAAGAAGACGCACTGGAACAGGGATTGTATGGATGCAAATCACAGGATTTGACCAATCCACGCGAAGAAACAAAACGACACAATCGTTCGTCTGCGTCAAAGAAAATGGACTTGTTCGTGTCGGTCAAATGATCCTCATTATGTAGAGGTTCTTGCGTGATTCGGATCCGCGCCCCATGGTAACGAATGGCGCTCAAATGGTAATACACGTGTTCGCTCTGTTCGACAAAAGTATGGTCGATGTAAAAATTCCCGATATTTGGAAAGAATTTGTGTTGGAACATGTTCAATGTTTCGTTGGCAACATTTTCACCCATCATATTTTTCAGGGTGCTACAAAAACCGTCATATACCACATTCTGAAATTTCTCGGTACGATACAGAGCGAACCCGTTAAATGCCGAATCACATGGAAATAAACCACCGTTCTTGTAGTTTTGGAGTCTCATTTCTAAATCGGTCTTCATGATGTAAACAATTGAATCATGAAACGTTGGATTGAATCCTAAATATTGATGTTGGAATTTCCCAAAAAATAACGAACGTACCGCGTCTTTTAGATAATGTTGAGGATGGTAAAAAGATATACAATCCCAATTACTCTTATCCTCCTCCTGCACCTCCTGCACCTCTGCGTTGGGGTTAGGATCGATATCCTTAGAATCCATATAATATTGAATCATTTCCATGTTCCAAGGTTTGTCAATAACATAGGTGTTGTTTGGGTCGATATCGATCACAAGGTGGAAATCAAATTGTTTCTTCTCCGAGTTGAAATAAATAAAATCAATGTATTCGTTTCGTATCATGGCATTCTGTACCGTTTGATGTTTCGAATGACAACTGACACACGGAAGAATGTAAATGGAAGAGGATTCCAAAGTAGATTGAGTTTTTTGATAGGTCTCAAGACGCGTCTTGATCCTTTCTTCACATCGGATGTCATCATAAACAAAAACGATGTTTACGTTCATGGTTTTCGACAAGAACTTTTGGAATAAGTTTAGATTTTCAAATGTTTTTGAAAGCATGGACGCACTGGTGCCCACCTTCACATAAACACAACAAATTATATTCTTCTTCTTCTTGTTCTTTTTATCTTCGATCTCATGGATCTCTTCGATCTCATCAACAACAACTCCTCTTCCTCCTTTTTCATACAGATTGAAAGGCACCAAGGATGCAGAGGTGCCCTGTTGTTTTGTTTCCAGACCGATCTGAAAAAAAACTTGTTGAATATTTTTGCATACGTTGGTTTCTGTATTCACAATAATATCACCATACTTTTTAAAACCGTTTAATCGCACGAAACATGGTTTTTCATTCAACACCTTATTATGAACCCGTCCCTTGATAAAATTGATATCCGAAAATGAAACATTTGTCATCGTCTGAAAAATCGTTTGCTGTGTATCCAGGCCAATGCGTTGGACATTTGCGGATGGGAAATATTCAAAATACGAGGAAAAACACAAAGAGTCCTTTGTGATCATGTCCTGTAACATTTGGCGTATCGCGTGCACCCTACCAACAAAACCACCCGGGTGGATGTTTTCGAAATTTGTTTTCGTCGTAAACGCCGAAGAAACTTGTGCTGCAAAAACAATATCGTGGCCGAGCGTGAGATATTTTTCCAATATCTCACTCTCGTGAGCATACACCAGTGTATCTTGTGCATCCACAAAACACACAATATCATTTCCATCGAGACAATGAAGAAGGTGCATCATCCAAAAAACCCTTTTGGCTTCTGGTACCACTAAAACGTTCGGGTGCAGACCCATTTCTTGTACGGATTTCCATATATATATATACTCCTTCGATTGATGATACTGATGATCATTGTTGTTGTTACTATCCTCTGTAATCACAAGATACAGGTAAAACATTTTCTTGATTTCTTCTTTTTTTTTTAAATTAATGAATTCAATTCATGATGACAACTGTCGCAACATTTCCAAAAATTCGTGGATCGCCTTTTGTTTTCGTTCCTGTAGGATTCGAATCATAAGATCGACCGACACCATCAAGATTTCTTGTTCCTCCTCTCCTTCACCTCCACCGGTTGTCGTTCTTGTCTTGCGCGATCGGGTCTTCTGATGAACGGTCACGGGTGCTGCCGCCTCTTCGGCAAGGTAATACAACAACTCCTCCCGGAGAATGCGTTCCAGATTTTGTGCATCCTGAGGCTTCACCAGATACAAACGGTACACATCCACGACGCGTTCCTGGAAAGGAAGATGTGCATGAGATCGGTAACGGATTCCCCTACCCGTCACCTGTTGTTCCGCCGATTGGTTCCACGAAGGCTCCACCAAAATAATCTGACGAGTTCCTTTGAGATCGAGTCCTTCTCCGCCGGCTTTGGATAGGAAAAGGATGGTTTTTTCATTCTCATTAAACTGCCGGACAATATCTTGTCGTTGGCGGACGGGTGTTTGTCCGGTCACAAACGCGACTTTGTTTCGGATTTCAGCGGGAAGGCGTCGAAAGACGGCGAGGGATCCCATGTCGAGAAACTGGGAGAAAATGACGGTCTTTTCATTCGGATGATTCTGGATAAAGTCGAGGACCCATCGGATCTTGGGGGAGATTTCATGGGAGGTTTCTGAATCCAGGACATTAGTGGCGCGGCGCAGACCATTATGAAACGCCCGAAGATTGATATCACCAAAAAGATCGATATTATCCTCGGTCGCCACGGAGGTTTCCACGTCTTTATACTTTCGGGCATACGCTGGAGTCATGGTTAAAAACACATCATGGTTACGAGTTTCCGGATAGATTTCCCGGTGTACATCGTCTGTGGGGCGAAAGAAATGGAGGCGATGTTCGAGGAGTGTTTGTTGGCTCGCTGGATCGGTCGGAAACACGGTGATGGGAGGGGTGTCGCGATCGCGGATCATATTGAGCAGTGTCAGAATATCTTTCGGTGAATTCACAATGGGTGTCGCACTCAAGAGCAAGACGCGGTTCGCTTGTTCGGCACATTCCGTCAAATGTTTCGTCATGATCCCCTGTGCCTTTCTTTTTCCTGTCTTGGGTTTGTAGGGTGTCCGGAAATTATGAGCCTCGTCCACAATCAACATGGTATTTCGACAAGAACGAAACGGTAGGAGCTCCGCGGGCAATGGGCGATGATGAGAAAGGTACCAGGAAATCGATTTGCATTTCTGAACATAGTACTGGTAGCTCACCACGGTGTACCGTGACCGGTGGCGCAGTTCAGGACCGAATTCGTCCAGCTCCTTGGCAAAATTTTTGGTCAGACTCGAAGGCGTCAACACAAGCACCCGGTGCGTCGGATGTTCGTCAAGATAACATTGCGATGCCACCACGGCCGTTAACGTTTTTCCGCTGCCCGTAGAATGGATCGCCAACACGCCACGTACGTGGTCCAATTTATCCAAGAGCTCATTTTGGTGGGCCTGGAGTTGTTTCATGCCCCGGATCCGACAAGATTCCAGGTGCGCGACACCGGTTGCGGCCGCGTCAGCAGGGGCGACCGCGGAGATGGTTCGCCCGTGTCGTGGAAGTGTGGGGGTTGGAGGCGTCACCCGGAAAGGGAGGCGCGCAAGAGCGCACAAGTTTTTCACGCGCATACCCCGGAGTTTTGAAAGGGAATACGTACGATGGTGAGTCTTGGCA